GAGGTTCCCGCCATTCTGCAACGAGGCGAGATGGTGCTGTCGCGCTCCCAGCTCGCAGCGATGGGCTCGGCCCGCGAGACGCGCCCTCCCGTGAATGTTGTGATGAACATCTCGACCCCCGACGCGAACAGCTTCCGCTACGCGCAAGGCCAGATTGCTGCCGACGCCGCCCGCGCCATGGAACGGGCGCGGCGTAATCTCTGACGGACTGAACCATGAGCGGATTTCACGAGGTGCAGTTTCCGCCCGACATCTCCTACGGGGCGTCGGGCGGACCGGGCTATTCGACCACGGTCGTCACCACCGTCTCCGGCCATGAACGCCGCAATGCCAACTGGGCCGCTGCGCGAGGCAAATGGAACGTGGCGCATGGCCTCAAGAAGCGCGAGCAGGTCGCGGCGCTGATCGCCTTCTTCCGTGCCCGCAAGGGCCGCGCCTACGGGTTCCGCTTCAAGGACTGGACCGACTACCAGGCGTTCGCGCAGGTTCTGGGCGTCGGCGATGGCGCCAACAAGACCTTCCAGCTCGTCAGGCGCTATGCGAGCGGCGGCGAGATTGAGAGCCGCATCATCGCCAAGCCGGTTCCTGGCACGGTCAAGATCTACCGCGACGGCGTCGAGGCGACATCTGGCTGGACCGTGAACACGGCGACGGGGCTCGTGACCTTTACGACCGCGCCCACGTCCGGCGTCCAGGTGACGGCGGATTTCGAGTTCGACGTGCCGGTCCGGTTCGACAGCGATCAGATGGACATCACCATCGAGACCTATCAGCTCGGCAGCTGGGGCCAGATCCCGGTGCTGGAGATCCGCCCATGAAGTCAACATCGACAGCGCTCGCAACCCACCTGGCAGGGCCGGTGACGACGCTCGCCACCTGCTGGCGCATCACCCGCGTCGATGGCCGGGAGTTCTTCTTCACCGACCATGATCGCGATCTCGTCTTCGACGGCGATCTCTACAAGGCGAGCTCCGGCTATTCGCGCACGGCGATCGCCAACGATGCGAGCCTCAGTGTCGACAATCTCGATGTCGAAGGCGTGTTCGATGACGAGGCCATCACCGAGGAGGAGCTGCGCGCCGGCCTGTTCGATCAGGCCGAGGTGCGCATCTTCCTCGTCAACTGGGCCGATCCTTCGATGGGCGCGCTTCGCATGCGGCGCGGCTGGTTTGGCGAGGTTGTCCTGACAGAACAGGGCGTCTTTCGTACCGAGCTGCGCGGGATGACACAGGCGCTCTCCCAGCGTATTGGCGAGCTTTACAGCCCGGAATGCCGCGCAGATCTCGGCGATCCGCGCTGCAAGGTGCCGATCCACCCGCCCGAGATCCAGCGTTCGACGTCCTATGCGGTGGGCGATACTGTTCGCGTTCGCACCTCCTCGGCGCTCGCGACGATCGGCATTCCCTTCGTCAATCCCGGCTTCGATGCGGGCAATCTCTCCGGCTGGACCGTCGCCTCTGGTTCGGCAGCCGCCAGGACCACGAGCGGCGCGCTTGGTCCGAAGACAGGCACGCATTTCCTTGAAGGCGGCAGCGTCGCCAGCTTCGAGTTGCGTCAGACTATCGATCTCTCCCATGTTCTCGATGAGCCCATCCTCGATGCTGGAGACTACCGCCTGACCGTGGGCGGCTGGCGGGCCAATGGCGGCAGCAACACCGCCGATCAGGGACGGCTGCGCGTACAGCTGCTCGATGAACTGGGGGCCGTGCTCGCCACGCCGCTCGACACCGGCAATGAGGCGATGACCGGCGTCTGGACGCTCCGCCAGGTCGCCGACGCGCTGGTGCCGCTGGGTACCCGGCAGCTGCGCGTCATCTTCAACGGCACGAGGGTCAGCGGCTCGGTGTGCAATGCCGCGCTCGACGCCGTCAGCGGCTTCTTCACCGACACGACGACAGGCGTCGGCACGGCGGCAGTGTTCGAGAACCGCATCTACCGTTGCGTCGGCGCGGGCACGACGGCTGCTGACCAGCCAGCCTACGACACTTCCGTCGGCCAGCAGACCACCGACGGAACGGCCGTGTTCGAGGCAATGGAGTCCTGGAGCCGGGCTGGGATCGCCTCCGATGTCGTCGACCGGGCGGTGTTCACGGCTACGATCGACGAGCCGCGCGCGAGTGACGGCTGGTTCGCCGGTGGGGTGCTGACCTGGGAGAGCGGGCCCAATGCCGGGCGCTCGATCGAGGTGAAGGCGTGGACCCAAGCGTCGGGCCGCGTCGAGCTGTTCCTGCCCATGGGTTACGCGATCCGGGTCGGCGACCTCTTCCGCATCCATCCCGGCTGCGACAAGCGTCTCGACACCTGCATCGCCCGCTTTGCCAACGTCCTCAACTTCCGCGGCGAGCCCTACGTGCCGGGCCAGGACGCCATGATGAGCTATCCCGATGCCCGCTGAGATCATCATCCCTAAGAGCATCGTCGCCGAGGCGCGCGGCTGGCTCGGCGTGCCCTGGCGACATCAGGGGCGGACGCGTTCGGGCATCGACTGCGTCGGGTTGGTAGTCTGCGTCGCACATGCGCTGCACCTGTCTGAATATGACAGCACTGGCTACAGCCGCCGCGCTCAGGGACAGGGTTTCGTCGATCATTTCCGGGGTAATATGGACGGCGTCGCCATCCTGGAGGCCCAGCCCGGTGACGTGCTCGTCTTCGCCGACCAGGCCTATCCCTGCCATTGCGGCTTCCTGACCGAGCGGCTCGGCCATCCCCATCTGCTGCACGCCCATGCGACGCGCCGGCAGGTGATCGAAGAGCCCTATGCCGGCGAATGGCCGGACAAGATCAAGTTCGCCTTTCGCTTTCGCCATCCCGGACACTGAACTCTCATGGCCATTCTCGTTGCAGTGGGCGGCGCCGCACTCGGCTCCGCCGTCGGTCTCGGCTGGCAGGCCGGCTGGCTGGTGGGCTCGGTGGTCGGCAGCCTCTTGTTTCCCGCCAAGGGACAGAACGTCACGACCGAGGGCCCGCGTCTCGGCGATCTGACCGTCTCATCCTCCGCCTATGGCGCATCGATCCCGATCGGCTACGGCACGCTGCGCATGGCCGGCAACATGATCTGGTCGTCGGGGATCCGCGAACAGCAGAACGTCACCCGCACCCGCTCCGGCGGCAAAGGCGGCGGCGGGCGCAGCACCCAGACATCGATCAGCTATTCCTATTTTGCGTCGTTCGCGCTCAGCTTCGGCGAGGGCCCGGCCGAGGACGTGCTGCGCATTTGGGCCGACGGCAAGCTGATCTACGACAAGACCGGATCGAGCCCCGACGTCGCCAAACCCAATCTGCGCTTCCGCTTGCATCGCGGCAGCGAGACCCAGCTGCCCGATCCACTGATCGAGACCCATGTCGGCGCAGGCCGTGCGCCGGCGCATCGCGGGCTGTGCGTCATCGTCTTCGAGGACCTGGCGCTCGCAGACTTCGGCAACCGCATCCCGAACATCACGGCGGAGATCACCTATCGGCGCGCCGCGCAGCAGCCCTACCAGCTGATGGATTTCATCACGACGGGCGAAGGCGGATATTTCGGGTCCTACCAGATCAGCGACCTCGCCATCGATTGGCGGCGCGGCTACGGTTACTTCGTCTCGTCGAGCAGCAACGCCCAAGCCGCCGGTATTCGCCGCTTCAATCTGCGCACCATGGCGGAGGACCGCCAGGCGCGGATGACGGACGTTGCCGCCGTCACGCCCAACAATTTCCCGAGCACGCTGTTCTGCGGCGAGGACGGTCACCTTTACCTGACGGTAGGCTCGGGCAACTCGCGGCCGATCATCCGGGTCGAGCCGAATGCGCTAAAGGAAGTGGGCCGCTTCGGCTTCACCAGCACCGGCCTTTCCAACACCACGACCCGCTTCGTGACGACGACCTGGTTGGGCATGATCTCGGCCTACGGTCCGTCCGGTCGCGTCGATTTTCTGCTGACCGGCTCGCTGTTCAACGACATCGGGCTCTTGCGCGCCGACAGCATGGGCTACGTCTGGGGCGCCGGCCAGACGGTGACGGAATCCCGCGTGCGGGGCGCAATCGGCGGCGCCGTCGGTGAGGGTTATGGCGATGGCTGGATCCTGGCGAGCGCGACATCGAGCAGTCTGAACCACACCAGCCTCGGGCTCTACCGCATTCGGGTTTCAGCCTTCGCGCAGTATGACGGTCTCACCGGCCAGTCGCTCGGCGTCACCTTCGAAAAAGTGGCGAGCTTCACGCCTGCGCAGATCGAAGCTGGCGCGACGGGGTTCTACAGCGATGCGGGCGGACTGACCTACGACGCCACCGACGACAGCGTCATCTTCCAGATCACGATGTCGAACGGCGGCTCGGCCGGTACGATCTATGCGATCAAGTGGCGCGCCGACACCGGGATCGTCTGGAAGACGGCGGTCCCGCACAAGATCAACTACGAAGGCCCGTTCTTCGGTCAGAGCCGCTTGCGGGGCCAGCGCTGGACGCTGATGCGCTCGACGCGCGTCGTCCAGCTCGACACGGCGACGGGCGCCATCATGCTCAATGAGATCTGGCCGGGCGCGGTCAGCGAACAGGGCGCACAGGTCTACGACGCCGTCACCGACACCCATCTGGTGCGCGGCAGTAGCGGCTGGGCCCGGCTGTTCCTCAATCGCGGGGGTGGCGAGGGTGAGGCGCTGTCGTCCATCGTCGCCGATCTCTGCGGACGCGCCGGGTTGGGGCTCGCCGACATTGACGTCGCCGAGCTCACGCCATCCGTGCCGGGCTACGTGATCGGGCGGCAGACGACCGTGCGCGGATCGATCGAGCCTCTGGCGCAGGCCTATTTCTTCGATGCGGCCGAGAGCGATGACACCCTTCGTTTCCGCAACCGCGGGCGCACGCCGGTCGCCACGATCCCGGCCGAATATCTCGTGCCGCTCGACAGCCAGACGGGCGAAAGCTGGCGCGAGCGCCGCACGCAGGAGGTCGAGCTGCCCGAGCGCGTCGCCGTCGTCTACATGGACCGGGACGCCGACTATCAACAGGGCACGCAGAGCGAGAAACGCGCATCACTGCCGCTGCCCACCATGCATTCGCGCAATCAGGCCAGCCTCGAGCTGGCGCTTGCCATCGACGCCACAACGGCCAAGCGCATCGCAGCCAAGACGCTCTACAGCGCCTGGATCGAGCGCAGCGCCTACGAAGCCGAACTGCCGCCAGACTGGCTGCGGCTCGATCCGACCGACGTGGTGGATGTGGTCTTCGCCACCGGATCGACCTTCCGGACGCGGATCAACCGTCTCGATGTCGGCGCGGACTTCTCGCTGGCGATAAAGGGCGTCTCGGAGACCGCCGCCACCTATGTGTCCTCCGTCATCGCCGATGGCGGCTCGGGCAAGCCCGTCCAGCTGGTGGGCGCGAATGCTGCAACACGGCTGATCCTGCCCGATCTGCCGCTCCTGCGCGACGTCGACGACTCCGGCGGTGCGGGCTCGCGGATCTACTATCTGATGGCGGGGTTCGGCGGCCCCGGCTGGCCCGGAGCCGCCCTCTATCGCAGCGCCGACGGCTCCGCATGGGCACAAGCCGGGCGGGCCCTCAGCGAAGCAGCCTGGGGCGCCACGGCGAACGCGCTGGGCAGTCCACGCTCGCCGTTCGGCACCGACGAGGAGAACAGCCTCACCGTCTTCATGACCACCGGCGGCGAGCGCTTGGAGAGCGTCACGCAGGAGGCTCTGGTCAATGGCGCCAATGCGGCCCTCGTGCTGAAGGCCAATGGCGAGCCCGAGATCATCCAGTTCCGTGATGTCACGCTGAACCCGGATGGCTCCTACACGCTCACCGGCTTGCTGCGCGGCCGACGCGGCACGGACGTCTTCGTCGATGGCCATGCGGCAGGTGAGGTCTTCGTGCTGCTTGATCCTGATGACGTCGAGACGCTTGTCACGGCGCTCGGCGATCTCGGACTGCCGCGATCCTGGCGCGCCGTCGGCTTCGGCACGCTGTTCGAGGATGCCGAGACGTTTCTTCAGAGCCACTCGGGCCGCGACCTCAAACCTTATGCGCCCTGGAACGTCCGCGCGGTGAAGACCGGCAGCCCGGCGAACATCACGCTCTCCTGGATCCGTCGCACCCGCATTGGCGGTGAGCTGAAGGACGGGACCGGCGTGGTGCCGCTTGGGGAAGCCAGCGAAGCATATGAGGTCGACATCCTCGATGGTCCCGGCGGTGCGGTGAAGCGCACGCTCACCTCGGCGAGCCCCAGCGTCGTGTACGCGAATGCCGACATCCTGGCCGATTTCGGCGCGGTTCCAGCCTCGCTCTCGGTCGCCGTCCATCAACTGAGCGCCGTCGCGGGTCGCGGCTTCCCGCGCGCCGTCACTTTGGAGATCCCCTGATGCCCAGCCCGAACCTCGCCGTGACCCATGTGGCGGCCGCCCAGAACCAGAAAGAGGTCACGATCAATGACGCGGTCGATGCCCTCGATAACGCAATGAACCGGGCGCTGTCGCTGGCGATGGGCGACGCCAACGTCACGCTGACCAGCACGCAAGCCAACCGCAATGGCCTGATCGTGCTCACGGGCACGCTGACGGCCACACGCGTCCTGACGCTGCCCGCCAACCATCGGCGCCTTGCGATCCGCAACGCGACGAGCGGTGGCCACGAGGTCCGCGCCAAGTATGCCGGCTCAGGCGCCGAGGTCATCATCGTGCCCGGCGGCACTGTGCTGGTGCAGGGAAATGGCAGCGATCTCTTCGGGGTCGGCGGTGGCGCAGGAACGCTGAACGACCTGACCGACGTTTCCGCTGGCGGCGCTGTCGCCAGCGACGTGCTCCAGTTCGATGGCGCGACATGGTCGGCAGGACGCGTCGGCATCTTCCAGCGGGCGCTGCTGCCGTTCCGGGGCGCTCTCGTGCAGCGTTCAACCGACATCGCCACAGTCAGCCCGCCGATCCTGATCCCGTGGCAGGCATCCGTCTATGACAGCGAAGGCTTCTGGGCCGGAGGGACGCCCGAGCGTCTGGCGATCCCTGCTGGCTCCGGCATCACCAAGGTCAGGCTTCTCGGCTCTATCGCCATGAAGGCGAGCGCCACCACCGGCGGCGTTTATCTGACCTTCGACAAGAACGGCGCCGGAGAGCCGATCGGAGCCGCGCCCTACACCGTGCGCCAGGGCTCGTCCGGCTACACCAACAACGACTTCTCGACCTTCTCCGCAGTCCTGCCCGTGGTCGAAGGGGACTATTTCCAGCTTCGGGTGAACTTCACCAACAACAACTGGAACTCTATCCTCGCCGGGGCGCGTACCTGGTTCGCCATTGAGGTGGTCGAAACCCAGGATGCCGCCGACCCACCGGCCGACCTGACCGGGTTCAAGATGGGCCAGCCGAGCGCCGATGAGATCCTCATGCGGGTACCGATCGCCCGGCGCACGCGGATGAAGGTCGATCTTGCCGGCAGTCAGGGCGTCGCGGGAGCGGCGGCCACTGCGCAGACGGACTTCGACATCCGGCGTAACGGCACGAGCTTCGCCACCATGCGCTTCGCTGCGGCGGGAAGCGTCGCCGATTTCATCGCCGCCACCGAAACCGTGCTGGAGCCGGGTGACGTCCTCAGCGTCGTCGCCCCCGCAGCGCCGGACGCAACCCTGGCCGATATCGGCTTTACGCTTGCCGGCACGCTGGTCGTTTGAAGCACCGGCCGAGGACCGCACCCATGGACCGAAAACGCGACATCGGCAGGCTGATCAGCCTACCGAGCGACGAATTCGAGGCACTGCTGGAACGTGCCGCCGAAACCGGCGCCCGCCGTGCGCTGCATGAGGTCGGGCTCGACGGGACGGATGCGGCCGAGGACATCCGCGATCTGCGATCGCTGCTGGCCGGGTTTCGGCTGGCCAGGCGAACAGCCGTGCAGACCGCCGTTCGCGTCATCACCACCGGCATTCTGCTCGCCCTCATGGCGGGCATCGCCATCAAGCTGAAGCTGTTCGGCAAAGGCCCCTGA